GTCTAATGCTTCTGAGATTGCATTTAGGTCGTCTTCAATTTCAATCTCTACAAGTTTAGATTCGAGTTCTTCGGAAGTTTCTTCGTCAACAGATTCTTTCTTAACCTGTTCTTCTTCTTCCTCTTCGTCCTCGACACCTTTCATCTTGCCGTACATCTCTTGAACCTTTTCGTCATCTAGTTTTTTAACTAGTTCGACAATGTTTCTTGCGATTTCTGCCTTAGTCAAAGACTCGTCAACCTCATCTTCTGAAATAGAAGAGAAAATACCTTGAAGGTCTTCTTTATTCATTTCCTTCATTGTGTTGACCATAGCTTTGATTGTTTCCATCTTGGAAGGAACTTTTTCTTCTGCTTCAGAAACTTCTGCTTCTTCGTCAGCGCCTTCGCCTTCTTTGATTTTTTCAGCCTTATCAGGTTTCCCTTCACCCTTTTGTTGTGGGTCTGCGGAAATCTCTTTGACTCCATCTTCTGCTTTATCTACAGAATCGACAGCTTTGTCAACAGGATTTTCTTCGGGTTTGACGACTTCAGCTTTTCCACTTTCTATTTTAGCGGAATCACTTGAACCTTGCTTAGGCGGGTTTTTGTCACCTTTCTCAGCTTTAGCGTCAGGTTGTCCTGCCTCTAAGACTGTTTCTTGGTTTGTATCTAACTCTGCCATATTTTTCTCCTGTTTGAGTTTACTTTTTTATTTATATGTTATAAGTTCTTAACGAACGTTTTCCATAGATTAATTTTTGTTTCTTCCAGTCTTGCACTCTTTTCTCTGCTTAAAAGGTCTCTCATTTCTTCCATTTCTCTTCTTTTCAGAATACCGTTGTCCATAATCCACTCAACACCTTCCATGATACCATCTACAAAAGCGTCTGGCGCTGAAGGGTCTGCGACTATGTCACCTGCGGTTGCAAGTTGAAAGTCTGATTTAACATATTGTGCGTCCGACTTTTGTTCTAATGAACCAAGTCCTCTAGACGAAACACCTAGTTTCGCACCATCATTAATAAGATTTTTTACAATCTCACCATTTGGTGTGCTTAAAATTTTTGCTTTACCCACGTAATTACTACCGTCTTCGTGTAGTTCTGTTATCATGTGGGATACTTTGTCTAAATTGATAGTTGGCCCTTCGGGGTGTCCTAACTCACCGAATGCTCTTTGTTCGTTTACGAATTCTTTAATGTAACGTTTGACTTCTTTCTCCATAATTTCTTTAGGATAGACACGTCCATTTCTGTTTTTAATATCCGCTTGCATAAAGACACCTTCGATAAAATAATCTTTTTTACCGTCTTTACTTTCTGCGATTAGCGGTCTTGCTTCGTTATACTCTGAAATTAATTTCATTGAAAATTTCCTCTTCTGTTACCCCTTCAAAATTCATTTGTTTAAAGAGTTTGGATAATTCCTTAACAGATTTCTCTGCGTCCTTTAAATTATCGTAAGGCCCAGTTTCATTATTATTTACATAGGCAAATACTTCTTTACCCATTTGAGTGTAAGTAATGGTGTAATTTTTTCCACCTGCCTTTACGCTGTCCACTTTTAGTTCTTTATGTCTTCTAGGCAATTTAAATTTTGCCTCATAAAGTTCACGTGACATAGACGCAAAGGATTTCATTACTCTTCCTCTTTTGTAGCTTCAGGTTCATTATGCATCCAATCAACCTGTGCTTCCACCCTTTTCATATCTACTGCTTGGGCAGCTTTTTCTTTTATGCCGTCAAAAATAGAATCTTTGGCGTCTTGCAACTTACCCTGTTCTATTTCATCAACAATCTTTTTTGCTATTTCAGTCATTTATTAAAATCCCCCAAATTCGTCTTCACCGTCAGCGTCTCCGCCTTCGCCTTCATCTTGTATTTGTTTATCCATAAGTCTCATCTCTTCCTCAGTTTGCATTAAGATATTCTTACGAACAAACTCTTGTGAGTAATACTTACCGACATACTCGTCCACTGTTGATAGAGTTTCAATCCTTTCTCTGATTATCTCAGCGTCTTTCAACTCCGCAAAGTGGTTATCACTTGCATAATCAAACTGTATGAAGTCTTTAACTAACTTGTCAAATTCTTCTTGCTTTACAATTTCTTTTAATATTAATTGCGTTCTTAAAACGTCAATGAATATTCTGCTAAACTTCTTTTGAAGTCTATTTGTGAACTTATTAAACTTAAGTTCATCTCTTTGGATTTCGGACGCACGTCCCAAATTGAAACCTGCATCTGCTTCCATTCTAGAAGCTGGAATACTTAAACTCTTATATAACTTCGACTTAAAGTATTCAATGTCTTCTATCTCCGAGAGATTTTGTCCGCCAGGCAAAGTTGATATCTCTGTCCCACGTCCACCTTCTCTCCTAGGTAACCAAAAATCTTCCAACATAGACATATGTTTTCTATCATCTTTAATTTCCCCAGTGTCTGCATTGTAAACAAGTTTATTTCTATACTTGTTCATAACCTCAGACAAATACTGTTCTGCCTTTGCTTTTGGAAGGTTACCTACGTCAATGTAGAATATTCTCCTTTCGGGTGCACGTGATATCCTATAGATAACAAGTGCGTCTTCCATCATTGATAACTGATTTGCAGTCTTCAATGCTTTGTGCAAATATCCGATTACAACATTCTTTGTGTAATCTAACAACCCTGATGTAGTATATGATACCGCTTCAGGGGCAATCTTCACCGTTGTTCCGTCATTCGCTGAAGATTTATCGAAACCTTTATCGTTGAAGACATAAAACTCTTCAACTTTCTTTATAACGTCAACACCTGCTTTGTCCGCTTTACCTTTCTGAACATTTCTAACCTTCTTAATTTTTAGAGGGTCAATGTTTCTAAGGTCTACAATACCAGCTTTCGGACGTGCATTGTCAACTACTTTATGGAAGTATATTCTTCCATCTACATACCATTTTCGGAATAATTCGTGAGAGTTCTGATTGAACTTCATTAAGGCAAGAATGTGATTGAACTCGTCTTGTATCTTATTTTTGATACTGTCGGAGAGTTTTACATCGCCGAGGTCGAGTGATACAATCTTGTCTTGAGAATCCGATGTGATACACTCATTAACTATATCTTCGATTGCTGAGTCACACTCAGGAATCAAGGATATTTCACGGTATCTTGTAATGAGACCTATCTCATTCTTGATACCACCTTCCATATCAATGTAGGAACCATACGCTCCACCTGATATGAAACCGCCTGGTTGTTGTTGAATAACGGGAGTTCCGTCATCTTCTACAGGCGCTACGAAACTAGGCGCCTTAGCAACCTCTACGTTCCGTAATTCATCCTTTTTACGGGATATTTCAAACCCAAATATTTCCATACTAATATTTATACCACCCTAAAAGGGTTGTATTCACTTAATTAAATAACTCTTTCCCAGTGAGAATAGTCGAATGAAACTTCAAAAGTTTCAATTTCATCAGCAGTCCCCATGTTTAAGTCAATCGCACCGATTGATTGTGGGAACATGTTGAAAAATTCGTATCTCGCAAGGACTGAGTCATCTTTGTTTAACTGTTCTACGAATGCTCTTGATAACAAGTAATCGTTATTAATTGCACCGATACCTGAGTCTAATTGACTGATATCTGTCTGCCATGCTTCTAGGGCACTTCTTACACTGAATTCAACATCGTTGATTACAGTAACTGCCCATGGGTCAAACGTTCTGTCCCCTGCAAGTTTCAAATTCATTCCACGGAAAGGCACTGTGACCTGTCCTACCTGCATTGCAGGTATTTGAGCAGCCTGACATAGGAATTCAATCTTGTTACCTGTTCTAGGTATAAAGACCCTAAACCTATTAGCTCTTGGGCCACCAGCAATTAGTTGCGCTTTAAATTCATCTATTGTTGCCATTTATTTCTCCCTTAGACTGCACCGTATATTTCACTAAACTCTACACCACTTCTAGCGGCTACGAAGTTAAGTGTTATGAAGTTAATTGACCTGTTAGGTTTAACGAAGATTGAACATACAAATTCGTTTCTATCGATAACACTATCAGTGTTGTTTGTTTCGT